GTCTGCAAGAGAGAGGTTCAATCAGGCAAAGATGACGCTTGGTGATCTTGAACTTAACAAGCAGGTGGTGCTTGGTGAGATAGAAACAATCAAGGCCGAGTTCAAGGTTCTTGAGGACGCACTCATCGAGAAGTATGGCGCTGACTCAACAATCAATATGACAAATGGTGAAGTTACTAAGAAACCTCTTCAAAAAGTGTAAATGGCTAAGATAAACAACACAGCAGCATACGCAATATCATCTCCTATAGATGGAAGTGATATAGTAATTGGATCAGCGCTTGGAGTTGGCGGGGACACTAAGAATTTTCAGATGTCTGACATCTCCGCATACGTGCTGGGAAATTCTGTGACGCCAACTCTTGATGATGTGTGTCAGCAGGGGGCGTCAACAACAACAGGTATTACTGTTGCTGGCACGACAACGCTTAACGGAGCTCTTGATGCTAATAGTACGGCCGATATAGCAGACACGCTTACGTTGAGTAAAGCGAGTGGAAATGGGCTTGATGTCGTTGCAGACGCCAATATTGGGGGGAAGCTAATTACAAACACTATTGAGGCCGACACTGGAAACCTTATCTTGAACGATTCGGCATCTATAGAAAGACTTAGACTTACCGCAGCTGGAGGATTTGTATTTCAGGGAACGGTGAGTTTCGCTCAGGCCGCTCCATCTACTTCAACATCAACAGGGTCGACTGGTCAAATAGCACTTGACACAAACTACATCTACGTATGTGTTGGAGCTAACTCATGGGGAAGAATAGCAATTGACACCACACCATTCTAATGGATATCCGTAAGATTTCAGTAGGGGCGAACTACAAGGAGGCGATGCACTACATTGTAGGTCAGCCAGTGATAGGTGGTGAATACGAGATACACCTTATAAAATTCCATGAGGAGATAGACTCTTTCAGGATATGGATATCAAATGACGGAGGAGAGATACTGCTATGGAAAGAGTTCAAGGACATGCCAATTTCAATAGAGTTCAACATAAACTTCTAAAATGAAATCCCCATATATGTTCATCGTTCGCCCAAAGGACGGCAAGCGATACGCGAACGTAAAGGACGGGCTTATCGTAAGCTCGTCTCAGGAAGACCACAGATTCTCTCAGAGGATAGCAGAGGTGGTAGAGTTGCCTATAAACTATGACGGCCCAGTAAAGGTTGGAGACCTGCTACTTGTGCATCATAACGTGTTCAAGTTCTACTACGACATGAAGGGCAGGCAGAAGAGCGGAAGAAGCTTCTTCAAGGACGACATGTTCTTTGTAGACCACATGCAGTTCTTCATGTATCACAATGGTGACAGATGGAATGCTCATGACAAGTACTGCTTTATTAAGCCAGTAGATAAGAAAGATTCTGTCATCTTCAAGAATGTATCCGAGGAGCCACTGATAGGCACGATAAGATACATCAATGAGGAGCTTGAGGCATTCGGACTCAGAGAAGGCGATGAGATATCATTTAAACCGAACAGCGACTATGAGTTCACGGTTGATGGCGAGAAGCTGTATCGGATGTTTACGGATAATATAACGCTTTCATTCGGTCATGGGTAAGAGTAGGAGATATTCAGGGGACAGGTCATCACCAAAAATGAAATACAATAAGAATGGACTCAAAAACTATAAGGGAGGAGATTATCAAAGCTGGGAGGATAGCTGTGAATCAACTCATCAAGGTCGCAAAAGAGGAGATAATAAAGCCAGACCCAGAGGATGAGCTTGCTGCGGACAGGTTGAAAAACGCTGCCGCCACTAAAAAGCTTGCCATATTCGATGCATTTGAGATAATGAAGCGGATAGAGGACGAGGAGGAAAAGCTCAACGCTCCTGAAGAAAAGGAAGAAAAAAAGTCAAGTGGAGGATTCGCAGAGAGAAGGTCAAGAAAGTAGTATATACAAGGTCATAGTAGACCGTGTCCCAAGTACTGTCCTATCCAAAAAAAATAGGGCTAAGTCTTGGAAATACGGATACGATGAAAAGTACGACATGGTCATCATCTCGAAAGATGGCACTATAGGAGACGTATACCTGATAGAGGGTCTTTATATTGCGCTCCCATTAGAACCAGAGAGTATCCACTCAAGAAGCAGAAAACAGTCCGAGCAGTACTGGGAGCCATCCGAGCTCCCTTCTGAACTCAAGAGGATTCAGAGCATATTCCAATGGAACGAGATGCCGTCTGAGTTCAAGAATAAGTGGGTAGACTATATTGAAGATGAGTTCGACAGGAGAGAATACGGATTTTGGTTCAGGAACAATGGGATAGCAACATACGTGACTGGGTCTCATTATAACTACCTTCAGCATACAAAGATAGATATCGGTCATCCTGACTTTAGGGAGGCAAACAGGATATTCTTCATATTCTGGGAGGCATGTAAGGCTGATAACAGATGCTTTGGCATGTCGTATCTTAAGATAAGACGATCAGGATTCTCGTTCATGGGGTCTTCAGAAGCAGTAAACACGGGAACGCTTGCAAAAGACGCAAGGGTCGGAATACTGTCAAAGACAGGTGCTGATGCCAAGAAGATGTTTACCGACAAGGTCGTCCCGATCAACAGCAACTACCCGTTCTTCTTCAAGCCTATCATGGACGGTATGGACAAGCCGAAGACAGAGCTTTCTTATCGGGTTCCAGCATCTAAGATTACAAAGAACAACATGCACAACACTGACGATGTGCTTGAAGGGCTTGACACTACGATAGACTGGAAGAACACTGCCGATAACAGTTACGATGGTGAGAAATTATTGCTTCTTATTCATGACGAGAGTGGAAAATGGGAGAAGCCTGAGAACATACTCAACAATTGGAGGGTGACAAAGACATGTCTCCGCCTTGGCAGCAAGATTATTGGTAAGTGTATGATGGGGTCAACCTGTAACGCACTCAACAAAGGGGGAGACAACTTCAAGAAGCTATACAACGACTCTGATACATCTACAAGAAACTCGAACGGACAGACAAAGAGCGGCATGTACAAACTGTTCATTCCTATGGAGTGGAACATGGAGGGATTTATTGATAGGTACGGCATGCCAGTGTTCAGAACACCTAAAACACCAGTTGAGGGTAACGATGGCGGCATGATAAAAATGGGCGCAATAGACTACTGGGAGAACGAGGTACAATCTCTAAAGGGAGATGCTGACGCACTGAACGAGTTCTACCGACAGTTCCCACGTACCGAGTCGCACGCATTCAGAGACGAGAGCAAGGCATCACTGTTCAATCTTACCAAGATATACCAGCAGATAGACTACAACGACAACATGATAAAGGAACACCACCTGACAAGGGGTCGATTCCATTGGGAGAATGGCATAAAGGACACGAAGGTGATATGGACTCCTGACAAGAATGGTAGGTTCTTAGTGTCGTGGATACCTCCTGCAAATATGCAGAACAGATACGAGATGCGTAATGGAAGGAAGTATCCAGCGAATGAACACATAGGCTCGTTCGGATGTGACTCATACGACATATCTGGTACTGTAGGCGGTGGAGGCTCAAACGGAGCGCTACACGGGCTTACCAAGTTCAATATGGATGATGCTCCGAGTAACGAGTTCTTTTTGCAGTACATAGCAAGACCACAGACGGCTGAGATATTCTTTGAAGAGGTTCTAATGGCGCTTGTGTTCTACGGTATGCCTATACTTGCCGAGAACAATAAACCAAGGTTATTGTATCATCTGAAGAATAGGGGATACAGGGGATATTCAATGAACAGACCAGATAAGCCAGCCATGAAGCTTTCAGCAACAGAGAAAGAGCTTGGAGGCATACCAAATACGAGCGAGGATGTGAAGCAGTCCCACGCTGCGGCAATTGAGTCGTACATTGAGAAGTATGTCGGAATGGACTTGGAGGGTACGTTCAGAGACCCTGACGAGATGGGGTCAATGCCATTCAACAGAACACTTGAGGACTGGGCAAGATTTGATATAAACGCAAGGACAAAGTTTGATGCTTCAATCAGTTCTGGGCTTGCTATTATGGCTAATCAGAAGAACCTGTACACACCACAGAAAGTTCAGTCAAAAATAAGCATTAACTTTGCAAGATACGATAACTCAGGCAAATCCAGCCGATTAAACCGATAAATGGAGGAAGTAACAGTAAATGTTTCCGCTGCGGGATTTCCCGACCAGTTTGCAACAGACAAGGAGAAGGAGAGTTTGGGTTACGGCCTTATGGTTGGGCAGGCCATACAATATGAGTGGTTCAAGAAGGACGGGAACGGCTGTAGGTACTACGACCAATTCAGAGAGTTCCAT